GCCAAGTGTCGGAGGCCCCGAGCGGCAATCAATGAAAAATATTGGATCTCTTGTAGAGCGTTTGGTGGAAGCTGGCCTTTCGGTAGGAGAGGCCAGCTCGATCATTGCTGAGGCTGTAGCTGCTGGAGCTGCATCAGCGACCGCGCCGGCCAAGTCGCCTGGGGCTGTCAGAACCGAACGCTGGCGAGAGAACAAGCGTCACCAAACGTCACAAAGCGTCACCGAACGTCACACGGATGAAGCGTCACCAAACGTCACAAAGCGTCACCAAACGTCACAGTGTGACGCGCCCTCTATATCTTTAGATAATAAGAAAGAGAAGAAAGATAGAGGCTCGCAATTGGCGGAGGCCTGGAGACCGGACGAATCCCGTTGGATAGCCGCTTGCCGAAAGCTCGGAAACGACGGGGCCGAACGGGAACTGAGTAAATTCACATCGCACCATCGGGCGAAGGGCACAATATTCAAAAACTGGAACTTCGGCTGGGACAAATGGCTGCTGAATGCGGCTGAATGGGGTCCGAAGCAATCCGCCGGTGTGGGTGTCGTAAACCCTGAGGGCGTCAATTGGCGAGCCGCTTTGCAGAGCTATAAAAACTTCGGGAACTGGCCAAAAGGCCATGGCAACGATCCAACCTCACCAGCTTGCAGGGCCCCACCAGAATTGCTGCGTGAATTCGGCCTAGAGCTTCGGAGGATGGCATGATCCGCGATCCATCAGATGGCAGCGTGAAGAAGCGTCCAAGCGTTGCGGCCATGAAAGCCAAGTACGGAGATGATTGGGGAATCAAGCCACCACCTGAGCCAGAGAGGAAACCATATTGCTCGCTAACAGCGGATCAATTGCGCGAACACTATGCAAAGCATGGTATCGGATTTACGGTCAAACAAACCGAGATAGACAGCGAATAGATTCTAAAATGGGAATATCTAGACTATGAAAGGCATGAAGACAGGAGGCCGCAAGAAGGGGTCGCCGAACAAAACGACGGCGTTCCTGAAAGATGCTGTCTTGGCTGCTGCAGAACGTGCTGGCGGGGATGGGGGAGTGGTGGCTTACCTCACAATGCAGGCCTCGCTTAATCCCGGCCCGTTTCTGGCGCTGCTCGGTAAAGTGCTTCCCATGCAAATCACAGGCGCAGACGGCGGCGCGCTTCAAGTCGTGGTGCAGAAATTCACGGGAGAGAACGAATGATATTTGGCGATTGTCCGAATTGTGATGGGCCGGTCTGCAATTCGTTTCATGAAGCTGGCTACATGGAGCGCATTATCTGTGAGCATTGTGACAAGATATATTGGCTGAAGCACTCGCGCCTAGATCCGAAGGCTTATACGCAGAGCCAGTTTGACGAACGGTTTACGCTGGACGAACCCACCAAGACGATTAAGCCAAGGCCAGCTGCAGCATGATTCTAACCCCAGAACAAGCCAGCGAGATCATCGGTGTTCCAGCCGTACAATTGCAGCGCTGGGCTTATCTCGGACAGGGACCGCATAATTCTGGTACGAAGCACAAGCCGATGTTCGATGAGGATGAACTGCAGCGCTGGCGTGAGAGGTTTCGGGTTGGAGAGCCGTCGAGGGCGTCGACCAGGTGAGGATCATCATCCCAGCGAACGGCTGGCGGCCTCGTCCATACCAAATGCCGGCATGGGCCGCATGGGAAAAGGGCATCAAGCGATCGCTCCTAGTTTGGCATCGACGCGCAGGAAAGGATGAGCTGAGCCTGCAGAAGTTCGCAGTTGCGAGCCAGCTTAGACCGGCAAACTATTGGCATTGCCTTCCGCATTACGAACAGGCCCGAAAGGCGATCTGGGAAGCGGTTAATCCTCACACGGGAAAGAAGCGCATCGATGAAGTATTCCCGATGGAGATCAGAAAACGGACGGATAATTCGTCAATGGTCGTGGAGTTCAAAACTGGATCAGTATATCGCGTGGTTGGTAGTGACAACCCAGACTCGCTGGTGGGAGCGCCTCCTCTCGGCATCGCTTTTTCGGAGTGGGCTATATCGAATCCGTCGGCATGGGGTCTCCTGCAGCCCATCCTGCTCGAAAACGGAGGATGGGCCGACTTCATCACAACTCCACGTGGACGCAATCACGTCCATGGGATGCTTAAGATGGCTAGGGAGCGCCCAGAAACGTGGTTCTCCCAAGTCCTGACAGTAGACGACACCGGACAGGTCACGCATGAGCAGATCGCGGAAGCCAAGGCAGGCTATGTCTCGTTGTTTGGCGAGGACGCGGCTGAAGCGCTTATTCAGCAGGAATACTGGTGCAGCTTTGAGGCTGCCATTCTCGGGAGCTACTATGGCAAAGAACTCGCTACTGCCGAGCAACAGGGACGCATTAGTGATGTTGAGCCAAGTCCGGGAGTTCCTATCCACACAGCGTGGGATCTCGGCGTGGGTGACAGCAATCCAATATGGTTCTGGCAGGCTGTGCCGGGTATGGCAGGACGAGGCCAAATCAAAATACTCGATTACTATACAGCACACGGCTATGGAATTAAGCATTACGCTGACGAAGTTAAGCGACGAATCCACTATTGGGACGCCGAAGACAGATCTAGAGGAGGAGAAGGATTTCGGCTTGGGGTAAACTACGTTCCTCACGACGCGACAGTCCGTGAACAAGGAAGCTGGAACGCTGACACACTTAAGGCAAAACAGCGTATCGAGGTGATGGCCGAACAATTCGGTCAATCCCACGTCAAGGTCGTAAAGCAGCACTCAATTCAGGACGGCATTTCCGCGGTGCGGCAAATCCTGCATCGCTGCTGGTTTGATGAGACCAGATGCGCGAATGGCCTAGAAGCGCTTCGCCAGTATCAATCCGAATGGGACGACAAGAAGAAAAAATTCCGGGATGAGCCGTTGCATGACTGGACCAGCCATCCTGCGGACGCATTTCGGTATCTCGCCATGGCTTATCGTGAGATCGTGCCGGTTGAACCTGCGCCTGATCCTCGTGCGATTGTTGTCGGCGGGACGGCCGCACTTCCACCTGGTATGCAGGGCGTAACGATGGAAGACCTATGGAATAACAGGAAGCGGCAAAAGCGCCGACGCATGTAGCCCTATACAAATCAAAAATTCCCGGAATAAAACTTGGCCATGGCTGACAAGCGCGACAACGAAGATTCTCCGGAACAGTCTGCATGGCAGCGCTGGAATGACGAGCTTGAATTAGCCCGCAAAGCCAAGGGCTTCGACAATTGGACCACCAGATCCAAGCGTATCGTCAAGCGCTATAAAGCTGATCGTGGGGATGTTTCGGAGAATGCCGACGCGCTGGAAGGCGCCAAGTTCAATATTCTCTGGTCGAACGTGCAGACGCTCATGCCAGCGCTGTTCGCGAAATCCCCAAAGCCAGTGGTGGAGCGGCGCTATCTCGATCGGGATGATGTAGGGCGTACGGCCTCGGTCATCCTTGAGCGCACGCTTGGCTATGAGCTGGACGATGGGACGTATCTCTCGGCCCTAAAGAAGGGCGTGCTGGACAGGCTCCTGCCGGGCCGTGGCGTGGTCTGGATTCGGTATCAGCCCAAGTTCACGCCGATGCCGGGGAAAACCCAGGAGGTCACCAGTGAGGCTCCTATTGCTGGTGCTGGTCCTTCGGTCGATATTCCGGACAATGACAGCAAAGCCCATGAAGCGGCTGAGACACCAGCGGTAGAGCAAACCGAACAGGTCGCTGACGAATCAGTCGTGGTTGACTACATCGACTGGCGCGACTTCATGACCTCTCCCGCAAGGACATGGGAAGAGGTCTGGTGGGTTGGAAAGCGGGTTTATATGACCCGTCAGGAATTGATCAACCGGTTCGGTTCTGTCGGCAAAGAACCGACGCTGGACTGGTCTCCGGTCGAAACCACATCGTCTGCGGTTGGCCAATCGACTGAGGGAAGCACCAAGCAGCGCAGGGCAAAGGTATGGGAAATCTGGGACAAGCAGGCCCGCAAGGTCTACTGGATGGCCGAATCCTATAAGGACAAGCTATTAGACCAGAAGGATGACCCGCTTGGGCTCGAAACCTTCTGGCCGGTTCCCAAGCCGTTGTATGCCACGCTGAGCAATGACAGCCTGATTCCGGTTCCGGATTACATTGAATATGAGGACCAGGCCAACGAACTGGACGATCTGACCACGCGCATTACCAATCTGGTCAAGACCATCAAGACCTGTGGCGTTTATGATGCCTCAATCGGTGAACTCAAGAGGATGTTCGAGGAGGGGTTCGAGAACGAACTTGTACCTTGTGACAATATGGCGGAGTTCTCGTCCAAGGCCGGCGCCAACGGAATGGGGCATATTTGGATCCTGCCGATCAAGGATATGGCAGCAACGCTGATTCAATTATACGAAGCCCGAGATCGAACCAAACAAGTCCTGTACGAAGTCACGGGGATCTCGGACATCGTTCGGGGATCTTCACAAGGGGCGGCCAAGACAGCCACGGAGCAGCGCATCAAGGGGCAGTTCGCCTCGATGCGGCTCAATGACATGCAGTCCGAGGTTGCCCGGTTCGCTCGAGATACGCTGCGGATTATGGGCGAGATCATTGCCGAGCACTTTGATCCGATGACGCTGTTCGAAATCTCCGGATTTGAGCAGTACGCCAAGGAACAGTGGCCTCCGGAAGTCGCGGCTCCGCCAATGGCTCCACAAGCTCCGCAGATGGGCCATAATGGCGGCCCGCCGATGGATGGACAGTCTGCTCCCCCTACGGCCGGTATCCCTCCGGCTGCTGGCGCGCCCGGCCCCGTCATCGCTCCTCCGGCTGGGGCCGGGCTGATGCCAGGCATGATGGCGCCTCCACCCTCTCCCGAACAGTTGGCAATGCAAAAAGCGGCCGATATGTTCCAGAAGGCAGTCAAACTGCTTCGGGATGACAAACTCCGCGGCTTCCGGATCGACATCGAGACG